GAACGGACCCTTTCCTACCTGTATCCCTACAGGCACAGGGAGCTTAAAAAATTGCTCCCGAAGCCGACTGGTAATGAACCAGCCGGTCAACTTCAGCTCAGGGCTGCAATAAAACCGGGTCTATAACCTGTAACCGAGTCCCGCAAGGGTACATCGGCCGCAGTCCCCATTGAGGCCGCTATTATGGCGATCTCGAAAGGAATGTGTTTAAACAGGTCGTAGGTCCGCGTTATCGGGGTCATACCCCGCCACGCAGGCAGTAGGTCTCCAACGCGCCGGCCAAACATCTTGCGATGCTCGGGCCACGCGAAGAACCGAAGCTGCGGTTTAGCTGCTGGGTCGTAGAAGGCAAAGTCCCCCAAGGATGAGTCAGCGCAGAAGTTGCGCCATCCCACCGGAACCTGATCCACACAGTACCGCCAAGCGGCTTTTGTGTAGGTTTGGTCGGGGTCAACACGGCGAAGGCCGTTTGCCAATGATACCCAATGTTGCGGTTCGGAAGGCACCTCCTTCAAGTAGTGCGCTCTCACGAGCGTACCCTCGAAGTAGTCGCCGCCGCAACTCTCTCTGAAAGGACCATCACAGAAGGTCTTTTTCGCATTCGGCGTGAAGCCGAAGTAGCGCAGAGCGGCAACCATGGCTGCATGGTGCTCGGTTTCAACGATAATGTCGTCGCCGAACACTGTAATACAGCGGCTGCCGATAACTTTGCCTAGGGTCCAGAACAGGAGGGTCTCGAGAGGGAAGGTAAAACCATTCCCCATCGACGAGTACTTCGAAAGAAGCACCGTTTGACCATCTAAGTCTGTAGAACCTGCTCGCAGAGAGTTCAGTAACGAAAGCCAATCGGAAGGTAGCAGCAGTTGAACGAGTCCAAAAGCTACAGTGTCCGATGCGTTACTAAGGTCAATGGTTGAGAAGGTACCATGGCGACTAGCGATTTGCGCCAGCCATTGATGATAAGGCTTCCCATTGGCCAGATTGACCTTGTACACTTTTTCGATACGCCTCTCAATGTGCTTACCAGCGTCAAGCTGGAGGCTCACCATGAGGCTGGCCTCGATGCAACAACCGCGATCCTTGGACGAGTCCTTCGGAACGGTGAAAAACCGGTTCGACCTGACCTCTTTTAAAGGCTTGAGGAAGAACGGGGTCCCGTTAAGGGACCTTTGCAACGAGGTTTGATCACTACCAGTGTACACGGTAGGCTGAGACAGAAGTTTGTCAGGTATTGTTACCCGCTTACCTTGATCTGATAGAGTGGAGCCCCCGGAAAACCGGGGGGTAAGGCGGCTAGGAGCCTTGCCTAGAACGTATGCCAATTCGCGACGCCACTGACCTATAAAGTCACATATGGCTAAATCCTGAGGTTCAAAAGGCCCCTGGAAGTCACGAAATCTGGATAGACGTACGTTTGTAGCTCGACATTGGGCTTCGGTCTCCCAAAATGTCGCTACGGCAGCCTGGTAGCATTTGTCCTTGTCGGTTGGGATCAGCATCTTACGAGTGATCTCAACACACAGGGCGTCGCGGAAGTATTCAGCCGCGTCTTTATAAGTACCAGGTTTCCTTAAGGTCTCCTTTTGAATGAGAGCCCACTCGCCACGATCTAAGAGCTTTTCCAGGCTCTTCGAGCGTTCAGAGTCAATTCCGCGATATAGTTTTCGCAGAAACCCTTGAATTTGATTCATAGGTCCAAACTCCAGTTTACGTTGCTGGGTACGCGTCGTGGATCAGCTCTTTGATGAGCGGATTCCCAACGATGTTTGCGGCGAAGGCCGTAAAGTCGTTTTTCAGCGATTCCGGGAACGTGTCTGGCATCGACACACTAATGTTAACTTCGGCAGCGCTGCCCACAAGTGTGAGGCCCGTGACGGCGTCATTATATGACGACGGGAGACGGAACTTAAGCGCCAGCTTTCGGCTTTTGTTAGTGGTACGATGTGCACTCACGGTGATGGTTGGGAAGACAGAGCTAATAGGGCCTTCTTTAAGGGCCCATGCAGCAATGCCCCCGTCACCCGCCGCAGGAGTAACAAGGATGAAGGTCTTATCGACCGGGGTAGAGGCACCGTTCTTTACGGTGATATTTGTTGCCTGAGGCATAGTAATTGTCCGACTTAGTTAAAACTTCGAGTTGATCCCACAAGAACTTGGAGCACACGGAACTTCTGTATGAATAAGCTAGCAGCGATGCCAGCTAACTCAAAGGAAGCGTCCGGGAGCTTATAGATCATAGGGGGGCGTCCAACGCCAC